GCCATCCAACGTTCTCTGAATTCAGCATCAAGGCGTGCTTTTTGACTACGAGTAACACAGCCAACAGCATGCGAAGGACGAACACTATCGCGTGTGGTTTGTTGTTGAGTTCTTGAATAGGACATTTTTAGAGTTAGAGTTAGAGAGTGTTTTGTTGAATAGTATACGAATGATTTGTAGATAGATTACAAAATAAAAAGCAAATCAATTTTTCTAAGTCCATAAGCCCTATCGCCATTCGGGCTTATTGGTCATAGAGTTTATAGGCGATAGGACTCCTGAATACTTTGCGGATTTCTTTGCAGAATAGATAGTATATAAACAACCCCTACCATATGAAAATCCAAGCCGAATTGATTGAAAAGTACATATTGTTATTGATGGAATACATCCATTTAGTCAATTCGTCGGAAATCATCCCACAATTAGAAAACGCAACATCGGTCTTCCAAATCGGGGTAAACGCTTTAGCGCATATTTACAAAATCACATTTTTAATCACAAAAAACGTAGAATCGGCTGGATGTTATACCCAAAAGGGCATCTATTGTTATTTAGAATACATTGAACAAATGAATCGAACGAATAGTCTCCATAATTTAGACAATATGGACGCGATATTGTTTGTGTATGACAAAACACTTACGGATGTGTATGCCCCCAACGGAATCACGACCAACAGTTCGCATCAACAGAATATGTTTAGCAACATACTCTCGATGAATCATCCACATACCGAAGATTCCCATTGGAAAATGATGTTGGAGAATATCTGTTCCTTCACCAAAACCATACTTTGGATAGATCGAAAAGACATTACATACTTACAACGTATCGATTTGGCGCATGAACATTTACAGAAATGGTTGATATTGGCGTTTGATAATACAAATATTCGAGAGTCGACTCTCGAAATCATGAAATATATTCCAGTTATCCAAGAAAAATGTCCAATGACCTACCCAGAATATATCCTTTTGTTGGAAACGATGTTCAAGTCGTATAAAAAGGCAATGAAACAGTCCAAAATACCCGACGAATCGGTCGTGCGTGAAAAATGTATGGTAGTAATTGTTTATTTTTCGGGGAAAACATTTAGCGAAATGGTGGATAGTGATTATGGAAAATCAGAAGGTTGGAAAACAATTGTGGATGTTGTAAAGTGGATGTTTGTATAATGTCTAAACGGATGAAAAAAGAATACTCTCGCTTTTTATAGGTTGGAATCATAGAACATGGCGGATATTCGATATTTCACTATTTTAGGCGAACGGTGTAGCGGTACCCATTTTCTACAACACGCCATATTACAAAACTTCCATATATCCTATGTGAAAGGCGAGAAACATTTTTTCGGAAATCGAGAGTTTCGCGATACTCTCGAAATTCCGCCAGAACAAATGAGTCTTCACGAAAAACAAATGATACACATCGATAGTATACCCCCTGCAGAACTGTTGACGATTTGTATTGTACGTGATCCAGTAGAATGGGTCGATAGTTTTTTTAAACGGAAACATCACGTTCCTCCCGAAAATCGAGAGCCGATTGAACGATTCCTATCATGTGAATTCTATAGTATTTACGAAGAACCGCCGAAGAAACATATGGAAATCATGGAAGACCGCAATTGGTTGACCAAAGAACGATACCGCAACCTTTTTGAATTACGACGTATGAAAAACAAGTATTTACTCGACAAAGTATCGAGTGATACTACGAATCGTTTCTTCTTTTTACGATACGAAGATTTACGAGATAATTACGAGAATACTCTCGAAAATATCCAAAAACAATTCCATTTACATCTAAAATATCCATTGTTACCTTTTGTCAAAACCCCTAAATACAAAGGAACATTTCACGCTTTATATGAAAAAAAACCGGTGTTGTTACCCGACAACATTCGAGCGCATATTTGGGAAAATGTGGATATAGAACAAGAATCGTCTATGGGATATTTTCCACCGATATGATCCTTCTACCGTGATGATTCGGGGGCATACAACTTATATTTTATTATTATATATGAGTGGTAAATTCAACCTAAAAAACCTACATACTACCTCCTATGTGTACTTTAACCCAAATAGTACAAATCAGTTAGACGAAATCCATACCATCGTCGAAATGAATGACGCGTTTTCTTTACCGAATGAAGACGATAAACAGGATACGTATCGTCACTTGACTACCTATATGAATAGAGTGATCAAACATTCCGGGTTTTTATGTAAGGGATTGAATCCGGAATATATCGAAGACGCGTTTGAAACGGCCGACGCAATCGTTGCTATCTCGTCCATCCATACGAAGATATTACCAAACGGAAATATATTTGGGTTTGCGTTAATCCAATTTAATGAAAAAGATAATTCCATGTATATTGATGTCATTTGTTCGCATACAGGTATAAAATACGCTGGGGATATATTGATTAAAACGATTCATCATTTATGTGATATATTATTTATTCGAAAAATAAAACTGAAATCAGTATCTACGGCAATTCCCTTTTATGAAAAATATGGATTTGTCAAAAAAGATGTCTGTAATACCGAGGAAGAATTATGCAAAATGGAGAAAATCGTAACGAAACCGAAAACCCCCTCCAAACCGAAATCGCCATCAAAACCGAAAACGCCATCCAAACCGAGAACCCCCTCAAAACCGAAAACACCTTCCAAACCGAGAACCCCCTCAAAACCGAAAACACCTTCCAAACCGAGAACCCCCTCCAAACGTTCTCTTACAAGAAGAAGAACCGGCGGTAAAAAACAAAGTACAAGAAAAAGAAATACAAGTGTATAAGATATCTGTTTTTGTTTTTTATATTTTTAGGTTAGGATTTAGACTTCCGATCTCTATTTAGACAGAAATCGACGTATGATAATTGGCCGATACATTGATAGACTTCTTGCGTAATTTGGTTTTTTTCACTTTCGTTGCGCTGTCATCGTGTGAAACGGCGATGATACTATATTCATCTATCAACATTTGTTTAATAAATTCAAAGATAAACAAGAGTATTTTCTCGGAACAATTTCCAACAATCAAACAACTGCCCGTTCGGAAAATCATAAACGAGACTTCCGTGTATTTTTTATTGTTGCCCAATTCGCACATTTTCTGGCCTCGATCTTCCACGGTGATTTTACCCGTTTGTTCTTCGGTGAATCCGATGTCGTTGTTGAAATAATACTTACACTTGATTCCTGGATAAATACACGGGTCATACGACGTTTCAATGCCGTATTTTTCGCTACGCAAGATACTAAACAACTTCTCGCGATGAATATAAAACCCACAATTGAAGTTGGAATTGATGAGCACATTGTCATCGGTTTTGGATTCCACAAACGCAATGGGTGTTTCGGTGTAGGGTTGGAGTAATCGCAAGATAAAATTGCGCATAATATCGAGAATTTCCGCGTTTAATACTCCCGGTATTTCGAGTTTTCCCGTATTAAACACTTTCACGTGAATTTCGCGAAACGACCCTTCATAACGAAATCGGACAATAATGGCGAAACAATTATAAAATGCGTTTTTCACTTTTCCACGACAATTCATAATATCTTTTTTCGAAATACCGACAGTGATTTTGCGTTCGTCTTTGAATTTGATACGTCGTGCTGTCGGATTGTTGATTTGTTTGATTATATTTTCGGTATAATACGGTATTTTTTTGAGTTTTTCGACGATTTCATCGTATTCTTCCGGGGATTTAGAGACAATTTTCATTTGTTTTTTCACAACACATTCCACCGGTTTCCAGTATTCTTCCACTGGGATTTCCCAGAAAACGCGCTTGATATCGATTTCTTGGTTTAAAAACAACACTTTGGTTTTGGTCGAAATATACAATTCGTTGGTAGTTAACAACGGGAGATTCGGTCGCTCACTCACTACACACTCCTCTTCTTCGTCGTCTTCCACGTCTTCATGTACCTTGATTGGCGGCGGTAATGAAACCGATACCGTTTTTTCAGGAATCTTTTTTTTGCGAGTAGACCCAATCTCCGAGCGAAACGGCGCAAACTCCGACGAACTTCGTTCTCTAGAGTTTCCTCGTATTCCTCCGGCTTCGCCTCCAGAATACTTCACAAACACATCCGGAGAGTCATTCAGTGAAAATCCGGCAGAAGATTGCGATTGTATGAAATGTTTCCATTCGTCGTCAATAGATGTCATTTTGTCGTTTGATAGTAGTTCTTTAAGTTAGTTATATTAATAATTTTGGTAGGATATATAGATGTGAGGTCGTCTTTTTAAATCCCTTTCAATTTTGTATTTTATCAACTAAAAAAAATGTGTACAGAGAGTATATATGTATTCTATCGGTATTGCGTTTCCTCAACAAAAAAATGAATCCGAGAAACTCGCTCGTACATCTTTATTAACAAAGACGATTGACCATTCGAGCAAAATACCGATTCGGTGTCCCAAAAAAACCAATTTAGCACCCGATACGAAGAATGATACATATATATCCAATGAAAAATATTGTGTTGCTACTACCAATGGCTTATATGACCCTACTGCAATTCAAACCCCTCCTACTGATTTCATGAAGCAATTAAAAGACCGAATGAGTGTTTATTTTACACACAACACTGATGTAGTAGTATAACACTTCACACCCTATTTTCGATATATCCCCAACGCGATATATCGAATGAAAATTGTTTGTTGTATATATGAAGAACGAAGATTTACGCATCATTCCATACACAGCAACTTCGTTGTCTGTTATCGGGCGTTTTATTTTTATGTTTCTTATATACAAAAATAAAAGCACAAATAGTCTGTCATTGATTTTTTGTATGTTGAGTATCGCGTCGTCCAGTATGTGGATATATTATAGCGTCCAATCCAATGACACCCCCATGATTGTACGCAGTTCTACCGAAATCACACTCTTGACTATATCCTCCGTCTATATCATTCGAAACAAAATCGCACAGTATATCGAACACGAATCTCAACGAACCGCGATACCAACCGATCATGAAGTTGTTAGACGGGTGTGAAGAAATCTGGAGAACAACGTTCGTAGGATTTCGAACTATTTACGTAGTAAATTCTGATAATATTCCGTCAAATTCACACAAAAATAACTCAATACGTGTTTGATTTCTACGTCATCGGTAGTATGAACGACGTTCTCAGCAATCGTGAGCCAGGCTTCGTTCACAATTTCGGGATATGTCCGCAACACATAGTTAAAATACATATTTAGAATATTCCGTTTGTCGATATTGAAATGAACGCTGATATAATGAATGTATTTTTCGGCGTCGAAAACGCCATCTTTCCCTGCGTTCGACGCCAATAAATCGTGTAATTGACGCCAATTCTCCCCCCGTACGATTTTGGATTGGATGAGTTTTCCATACCCATCCGGCTGAAACGACGTAGCGTTCAACTGAATGAAATTAATCATACTACGTATATCCGATTGGTAATTCAATTGTATTGTTTCTATATCTTCTTGCGTAATCATTACCTTTTCGGCATCCGTGATTTGGCGAATAAACGTGTAAATATCCTTCACTGGCAACTGATTAAACCGGACACAACAAAACTCGTGTTGGAGTGATTCGTCGATTTTACTGATATAATTACAAATCAGGCAAAACCGCACATTCGACCTACACGTCTGAAGGAGCGATTTCAACGCCTGTTGCGCGTTCTTCGTCATATAATCTACTTCATCGAGGATGACGAATTTCAGGCCGGTTTCGAACAAATGTTTGGATTTGACGAATTGGTTGATTTGGTAGCGTATGATATCGATACCGCGCTCATCGGAAGCATTCAGATGGATGACGTTTTCTTTGCTTTTACCGAATTGCGTGTTTTGTTGCGTTCCTCGACTGTATTCGTTGCCACTATATTCGTTGATGAGATTCACGATGGTAGTGGTTTTGCCAGTGCCGGGGGGACCATAGAGCAATAAATTGGGGAAATATCCGTCGGTTAATATATTTCGGAACAACAAGCGATTGAAGGGGTCCAACACGATATCGTCGAAATGTAATGGACGATATTTTTCAATCCAGGGTATATTCTCTTGCATGTATTAGAAGTTGACTGTATACATTCTATAAACACCTCTTTATTTAGGTATACATATAAAACAATAAATAACTAAGTGTTCCTTTTTTTGTATAGATACTGTATATTTTTATGGTGAGTGTGATTTCACAAACACCCTTTTACGAAGTAGACTCTATGAAAAATTCTATACGCGAACAAGATAAAGAAGATATTCGAATAGAGTCAGGCGACCAGCGAAGCACAAGTGCCTTTGAGCGAAACGCGAGTTCGCAAGTGTCTTTGAGCGAAACGCGAGTGCCATTGGCTAGTTCGAAAGAGTTTGAATCCGAAGTTCCGAAAAAAAAAGAGGATATGAGCGAAGAAGACCAACCGCCGCCCATTTCAAACGACAATATCGTCTTTCAACTCCTTTATCGATTTTTTTACGAAGAAAAATACGTGTTTTTGGGGATTATTGTCATTATATTTATCGTGAATATTCTTCAAACCAATTTCATTTCCAGTATCACTTCCACCATTATTGATTCGATGGAACACAAACAATATTCCAACGTATATTTACAGTACAAGTTTTTCATCGGCGTCTCCATCATCTATTTTATGTTATATACCATCAACGAACGTTTCCAAATCCACTTGTTAACCAAACTGACTCCGTGGATGCGTATCGAGTTTTTCAAATATATCATGCGGTCAAATAACGAAGAACTTACCCAACAAAATGTGATGAAATACAATTCTCCTATTAATCGCGTGTCTTATGCCGCAACATCGATTATCACTAGTTTAATTTCATGGGTCATTTCCGACGCGGCATTTGTCATTATCATTTCAGGATACTTTTTATACAAAAACGTTGAACTTGGTGCTACCTTTTTACTATCCAACATGATAGTTGCTTTATACGTAGCGTTTAATTGGCCATCGCTCATGTATTACAAAAACATTTACGAATCGCATCTAAATCGCAACGAAATGGACGTGATTGATATTTTCAACAATTTCGATAAAATCATATACCGCGGACAATCCGAGAAAGAAATCGCGACCCACAACGAACGCGCCGAAAAATGTATCCAAACCTCGGCGGATTTCCAGTATGAAACATCCAAACGTCAAACCACAGTGACAATGTTTATTTATATTATTTTGTTTGGTGCGTTGTGGTATTTAATCCAACTCAAAACGAAAGGTCGAGTTGATACCAAGACATTCATCGCCTTCTTTACGATTTTGTTGTTGTATCGCGAAAAATTAACCAACGTTTTACAAACCATTCCGCAATTCATGGAATTTCACGGTCGAATTAATTATGTGTTGAAAAGTTTCGAAGACGTAAAAGGAAACTATTCCGATCAAAAAATAAAAAAGTATCGTCCCGTTTCATTAGCCTTCGACGAAATCCGGTTCGAAAAAATGTCGTATAAATACCAAACATCGGAAACCTATTTGTTCCAAAATTTGGATTTGACGCTACGCACCGACAAACCCGGGAAAGTAGTCGGATTAACGGGAATGTCTGGAAAGGGCAAATCCACCATCATGAAATTGTTGTTGAAACTACACGATTATTCGGAAGGCAACATTTATATTGATGGAGTAAATATTCGAGAGATTGCTCCGGAATATATTCGCGAAAACATCACCTATGTGAATCAATCCGCGAAATTGTTTAATCTGTCTGTTATTGAAAATATGATGTATGGATGTAAAGACTCCGTATTGTGTAAAGAATATTTGGATATTATTATGAAATATCCCGCAATTCAAGAGTTATACCGAGACATCGATATCCAATCGAAAAAGGCCGGCACGTTGGGCGAAAGTTTGTCCGGGGGGCAACGCCAGGTCGTCAATATTATCAGCGGTTTAATCAACCCATCTCAAATACTCATTTTAGATGAACCTACCAACGCTCTCGATTTAAAACTCAAACAAGAATTACTCGGCATTATCGAATCCTTCCGCAAATACAAGAAATGTATTATTATCATTACACACGACCGCGATGTATATCCACTATTTGATGAACGCATCCGACTATAATCGTATATCTAGACGGATGTAGATATATATTTTCGAGAGTATCACCACATATGTGTTGTATGTAGTGGTATAACATTATTTTATTCGCCATTATTTTTCTCAACCTATCAGTATGTTCATATGATTTTATCCGATATACAATCCAAATTTTACAACAAAATCAATCATATTTTCTGTTCCCATAGAATGATTACACGCAAAACAAATTGGACGCAAATTGTTTATTTCGTGTGTTCCTCCATTTTTTTCACTCAATACATGCCCAACTTCGTAATTTGTATTTGAAATGGTAACCTTTTTACAACATAAACATTTGTGTTTTATGATATCTTCACCAATATAGTTGTTCCAAACAATAATGCGCACATTTTTGGGAATGGTTTGTTTTTTCTTTTTCATTTCTTCCTTTTCCTTTTTCTTTTCGTCATCTTGTCTTTTTTTGGCTTCTTCCTCTAGACGTTGTTTTTCTTCTTCTTCCTTCTTTCTTTTTCGGTCGGATTCTTCCTTTATTTTGTTTTCAATTTCTAGGCGTTGTTTTTCCAATTGTTCTATAAGACTTAATTCTTGAACTGGTGGGGGAAGTGACTCTTTTTTTACAGTATCGACCGGCATTTGCTCTGCTGTTGCGTGTGTTATTGGAATATCATCTAACCGAAACTTTAGATTTGTAGCATAAAATGTGAGAATTTGATATATCAGACTTTCTTTTTTGGTTACTGTTCCTGTTATTTTTATATTGTGATATTTACAAATATTTTTCAATTCATTGTTTTTTTTCTCTTTTAGAATCGGAACCATTTTCATAAATTCTGTGGTAAGCGAATCCACCAATTCAGGTTTTTTCATACGATAACTTCCATTTATTCCAAAATCCTTGCTTTTTTCTTTGAGAGTGTCCATAGTTAATTTATTAAGTTCATCTTCTACTTTTTGTTTGGTTTCTACCAATTTTTCATCCATATTAAACGAAATCGCACTAGAAATATCAGTTATATCTGAAATAATCGTTTGGTTATCTGAATCCATACTTGTTGTATTATGTTATATTATACGTCATACAATCGATATGTTTATATAGATTATATATTATATAAAATACAGTCGCAATTCTATAACTCAGTCATAATGCCGGTTGTGTTATACCATCTACGTAGATGTAAATATATATTTTCGAGAGTATAACCACATACAATATATATGTAGTGGTATAGTGGTATAACATATTTCAAAACAACTTAAAGTTTTTACGAAAAATAACTAAAATATCCCCCCGCAAAACATATTTTTAGAATGAGTAAACCCGCACGAAAAAGCACAAAGAAAGCCGCGTCGAAAGCAGTTTTGCCTGACGAATCCATACCGGCCGCTCCAGATACTATAGACACGATAGACTCACCAGCAACCATCCAGGGATTGGTTTCCTATGAAACGACTCTCGAAAATACACTTTCTGTAGAGACAAATAACAATACCGCAACTATATCCGGAACATCTACAACCGGCACAGCTATATCCACCGATTTTCAAGAAAATGGCGGGAAAAAACGGGGAAGAAAGCCAAGAGGGGGAAAACTCATTTTGCGCAATACTGAAAACGCAAACGCAACGGCTACCGTTTCCAACATTATTTTACATCTGAAATGTTCAATGAACGATTTAAACGACTACAATACCAAACTCAGTCGTATGATGACCGATCCATTAGAATACAATCCCGATGTCCCACCCGAAGTACTCACCTATAATGATTCACAGGGATTCACTACGTTCGGCGAAGAGACATCCACCGTTGACCAACCCAATACACAACAAACACAATACAAACAGTTGTGTAAATGTTGTATGGTGAATCCAGCGGAAACCATCACCGAATTAAACCGCGAATTTACAACAGATGAAGGTGTCGATACAACCAATATAAAAGACATCAACGCCAAACTCAAAATGTTGAAAATCCAATTGTATAAGAACGCAATCCAAATGGATAAGAAGGCTGCGTGTTTTTGGTGTACCTATGATTTCGACAATACACCATGTCTCATTCCGAAATATGAAATGGACGACACTATATATGGATATGGTTCGTTTTGCCGTCCAGAATGCGCTGTTGCGTATTTGATGAAAGAAAACATTGATGATTCCACGAAATTCGAGAGATATCAATTGCTCAACCAAATTTACAGCAAGGTATATGAATGTAAGAAAAATATCAAACCCGCGCCAAACCCATACTACTTACTCGACAAATATTACGGAAACTTGACCATACAAGAATACCGTAAATTGTTGAAAACCGAACATTTAATGTTGGTCATTGATAAACCATTAACGCGGATTTTACCCGAATTACACGAAGACAACGAAGATATGATTATGAATATCTACGGAATCAATAAAAGCACCGACGCCGTTTCGGGAGTCTATAAAGTGAAACGTCAAAGTGAGAAACAACAGGGGCCGAGCAAAGCCAGTATTATACGAAACAAATTCGGGCTTTCATAAAGGGATAACGATACGACTGGTATAGGCTTGTAATTCTGATTGCATCTATATCGGTCGAACAATTTGGTCTATTCGTTGCGTTTCAAATACTATTTTATTCGACTAATATAGTATTTAGTCATTCCCGACATTTTAGTATGATTACGTGTAATTTAATGGGAGGATTAGGAAATCAATTGTTTCAGATATTTGCTATTATTGCCTATAGTATACGTCACAAAAACCCATTCATATTCCCGTATGTGAAAATGCAGGAACCGATGTCCGACAAACCCGACAGACCAACTTATTGGGAATCGTTTTTGTATTCGTTGAAAAAATATACCAACGCGACTCAACTCATCCCCAACGACACCCTACAACAATTCGAAGCGTATCATTGTCCACACGATTATTGCCAAATGCCCGCCGATACGGAAAATATATTGTTTCATGGATATTTCCAAAGTTATTTGTATTTTAAACGTGAATACTCTCGAATTTATGATTTGTTGGACATTGATACATTAAAAACGAGAGTCGACGCAATTGACCGTGGCATATTCGACCGGCCAACGGTGAGTATTCATTTTCGTCTTGGTGATTATGTATCGAAACAGTGTTATCATCCAGTATTGTCGCGCGCATACTACGAACGCGCAACCCGCCATATCATCGATACCATTCCCGATGGACAATACTCTCGCTTTTTCGTGTTTTATGAACAATCCGATGTAGAATATATATACGACACAATCTCCCAACTCGCCCGGAATCTACCCACGACCGTCGAGTTTCATATGATGGAACCGGACGAGGACTGGAAACAATTACTAATAATAGGGAAATGTGATCATCATATTATAGCGAATAGTACGTTTAGTTGGTGGGGCGCGTGTTTGTCGCGGAACCGAATCGACGAATACGCCAAAGACAAAGTCATTTGCTACCCTTCGATTTGGTATGGCCATCAATTGTATTATATTTGCGTAGATACACTTTTTCCCCAAAATTGGACGAAAATCGAGGCGTTTTCCGAATCCGAAATACCCGATTGTAGGTGTTTTCTATAAAGTTTTTGAACAAATATACTATGTACAATGACGTAGTAAATTATTGAATGTATGCTCCAAAACACTTTATAAAAACAATATAAAGCGTTTTACCTTTATTGAGTATATACCCCAAGCAGTACTTACCGTTATTATTATAAACCAATCTTTGTTTACAAACTCGAATATGTCTTCCCACACTGAACAATCAAAATTATCTAATATGTATTCCGGATTACATAATTTGTCGGATATGGGAGAAATGGATGTGTATCGCGCAAACTATTTGTTTTTCACACAAATGCCCATGTATGTGGCACTCGAGCAAAAATACAAAGAAGCCAAGAAGAAAGTCCGTGAACAACGAAAGATGATTGAATTACTGAATCGCCAAAATATCGAAATCATGGAACGATACGCCAATCGCGCTCCTTTGTATAAGGAACAAACAGTTTCCTTTGTTTCGGAGACTCTTGTTGCCGATTCTCTTCCTGTCGATACTCTTACTGATCGATTTTCAAAAATACATATTAAACAAGAACATGTACCCGAATCCAAAATCGAATTAAAAGAAAACATCACCTATAAGATTGTCCCTAGTATTTCGATTGATGAGGAGGAGGATGTAGCACCCCCATCCAAAGAAGTTGTTGTAGAAGAGACTGAAGAGGTAGAGGTCGAAGAAACCGAAGAGGTAGAGGTTGAAGAGACTGAAGAAGTTGAGGAAACTGAAGAAACCGAAGAGGTAGAGGTCGAAGAGACTGAGGAAACCGAAGAATCAGAGGAAGTCGAGGTCGAAGAGACTGAAGAAGTAGAAGTAGAAGAGACTGAAGAAGTAGAAGTAGAAGTTGAGGAAACTGAAGAAGAAGAATCCGAGGAAGTTGAGGTTGAAGAGACTGAAGAAGAAGAATCCGAGGAAGTTGAGGTTGAAGAGACTGTAGAAGTTGAGGAAACCGAAGAAGTCGAAGCAGAAGAGACTGAAGAGGAAGAAGAATCAGAAGAGATCGAGGTAGAAGTCGAAGAGGAGGAAGAAGAATCAGAAGAGGTCGAGGTTGAAGAGGAGGAAGAAGAATCAGAAGAAGTAGAAGTTGAGGAAACTGAGGAAACCGAGGAAGAAGAAGGTGTATATGAAGTCGAAATAAAGGGCAAACGATACTATACTACCAATGAAATAAACGGAACCATATACGCAATTCTAGCCGATGACGAAATCGGAGATGAAGTAGGTTCGTTTGAGAATGGAAAGCCTCTCTTCCGTAAAAAATAAACAACACTAGTTAGAATAAGTGTTTACGAGTATGTCTATGTTTATACACTCTATATTTATGTGTCCGACGTTTAGTACCACCTTCCATCTCGTCTAGGTCATCTTCCTTGTCTTTTTTGTTTTTGTTTTGTTTGTCCGCGTTTTCCGGTAGTGGTTTTTCCGGTTGGCCTTTTTCCGGTAGTTTTTTCTTGTCCGATTTGGTGTTTTCCGTCTCTGGTGTATTGTTTCCTAAAAACATAAAATCACGATACGCATTCATTTCCGGAAAACTATTGTCTAACATCGTGTTTGAATACAAGACCTGTTTTAAATTATTGGTAATTCGATCATCATTCATAATACATCGGCGATTATCGTTTTTCTCGTATACGTCTTTTTTGACTACGTTTATGTAGACATAAATTTCGGGCATTTCACCCGAAAACATCGCGTCGGATTTATCCGTTGAAGCGGATTGAACATTACTGACTCCAACATTCATATACTTTTCTATATAATCGCGTTTCACTCGTGTACGAATACTTGAAATGTATTTATCGTAAATATCAATCAGCATTGCGGGGTCTTCGGGATTGCTTTGTCCCGGAATAGCCAATTGTTTTAAAAACGATTGTAGTTTCATATTGGGTGAACGGCGAGCCGGTTCTACCACATTTTTCAAACTAGTTGCTATTGCGGTATTCAAGTCAATATAATAGGTATAATTCGTTTTCAATACACGTAACATATCCAACTCCAATTTCGTTTTCTTTGAACCGTCGTCGTTTTTCTCCGACAAATCGAGTCGCCGAATCTTATCGGATACAAAATCCGTTAATAACTTGACTGTTTTCAATAAAATCGCTACATTGTATAATTCCGTCAAAATACGTGTCGTGTCTTTTAGCGTCAGTTTTAAGGCTCCATTGGCTTGTTCGTTGTAATTCGTATAGTCAATATACGCGTTTGTGATATTGTCCACGATTTTATCCAACAAATCCTCTCCTTTGACTCCATGAAATGTGTGGCTAATAGTTTTTTTTGTAATCGGCGCATTCGGTTTTGATTTTCCAGATAATTCACCGTTATATCCGCGAAGGATATCATCCATAGAACCAAGATAATTTATCATTTTGGTAATGACGTCACGTTTGGTATTTTCTCGTTGGTTAAAATTGGTTCCCGAAACAGGCGCGATTTCGTATTTTGTATCCGGTTTACGTTCCGGTTGTTCTCCCGAAACGTTTTGTTTCAAGGTATCTATCATTACTTCAAATACATTTTTAGTAGGGGTTGTTTTGGTATCGAATTCAATATATTTCAAGATTAATGTTTTGAACATTTCTTTGCGTTCCTTGAACTCCTTGTTGATTTTTTGTCTATTGTTTCGTTTTTCTTGTAGTTTGTCGTAATACACCGATACAAACTCTCGATATATCGGATGATTGATTAAATCATTTTGCCATATCACGTCCGCTACAATATATTGTGTACCGTTGACTTTGAGATACGATATCTCGTTTATGGGTGCAGTGTATACCCGTTCAGCAAAATAGTTGTATATGGGAAGCCAACTCGGATTTAAAAACGTTACGGGGTCAATATTTCGGAGCGTATACAATTCGGGGCTAGGGTTGTTCAATATAAATTGGTCGTAACTCGTTTTAAATACGTTTCCGAGTTCGTCGGCAATAGGGAACAACAGAATCAACATACATTTGATATTGTGGTCGGCGTTTTCTTGTAATTGTCGCGCACGGTCTTCTTCGAGTTGTTTTTGTGCTTTCACGGATTCGGCGTTATTTTCGTCTATGTCGTCTACATCTGGACTATCCTCCACATAATTCACCATTGTTTTCCGCAATATTTTATTAAATCGCGTTTTATTGAAAAAGAAATCCACACGATCCGAATACAATTTGGGGGTCAACATATCCATCGGATATTTCACGGTATCTGTGAAATACGGCAATGTATATTTTGTGGCGGAAAACCGGCCTTTTTCTAAATCCGGATGCGATAACATCGAAAATTGAAATGGTGTAGGATTCTCCATACCCGGAATATTCGTGTTTAACATTATTTTCAATTTAAACACCCGAATGTTCTTTTGTTGACTCGTTAATGTTTTGTTGTCCGACGCTGATATGGAAATACTTGTATCATTATCTATGCCATTATTCTCGCCAACTGGGTCTGACATCTGGGTTCTTATAGTATAATCATAAATTTTCTTTCTCCGATATCAGATTTGTTGTTTCGTCTTATAGAAAAGCATCTTTCTATATGACAATTTACGTTTGTATGTATGGTATGGTTTATTAACTGGAATATGGAACAACACTATTGTCACCGGATGATTTTCCGAGAGTATTTTTGGTATCGGCACGTTTATCGACGACTTCGATGTGTGCTTGTTCTAATACTTTTTTTGCCTTTTCTATTTCGTCAGGTGATGGTTCGAAGTTTTCACTGATGGTAGTGTGATATTCCGTGAATGATTTCGGTAAACAACAAAACGCGCTCTCTTCGTTAAACAAATAGTTCATACAAATCGAA